AGTAAACGGAGATTCACTTACAGCCACAGACCTTTTAAGTCTCATTGTGACATTCGATACAAGCGTCTTGCCGCCTGCCTGAGTTGGGAATGCTAAAGGCACTTTATGCTCCTACCAACATTTTGCTGTAATTACCGCCACGCATTCTAGCGTCCGCAACTGCGTTCTTAGCGGCACTAGCAATCTGTGGCATAAGTGTAGCGATCTCTGCGCGAACGGTCTGCTGAACGCCTGTAGTGACGTTTATGGTCTGATTAACAACCACCCCGCCACCGTTGTTAAGTTTATCATTAGAAACGATAGAGCCACTTTGATTCGGAATAAACATTTCCATCCCGCGTTCGCCGACCATGTATGGTTGACCGCGTTGAACAGAGCCGCCGATTGCTTTGCCTCCAAAGTTGCTTGCAAAGGGGTCTCCCATACCAGCAGAGTATCCAGCAGAGGAATTAATTCCCGCTTGAGTGCCTCCTATGGCGGTAGTAATAAAGCCAAATGCAGCATCAACAATGTACTTTTGAATCAGCATTTTTATCAGGCTGTCGACTACGCTCTTAGCCATTGACTTTATGGCATCGGCAAAGTTAGCTGCGCCCGTTATTCCGTTTGCCAAAGCATCTGTAAGGCCGTCTAACCCCTGTCGCGTGAGGTTTTGAATATTGGTATTCATGTCGGGAAGCGTGTCGCTCCATGACTTAAACCCAAGCTCTATATCACTCAGAGATTTAATTACTGGGGGAATTGAAGATTCAACTGCTGTATTGACATCAGATAAGGATTTCTTCAAACCTTCAATCTGGGCATCAAGAACAGAAACAAAGTCTACCAGAGGTACAGGGGTTTCAGCCTCTGCATCTTGAGCAGCCTGATAAAGTTTTAATGTTTCATCGTACCTTTTCTTGGCTACATCAACCGCTGCAAGTTGCTGGTCAACAGTCATGTTGGAGGCATTCTTCAAGCCTTCCATTTGCGCCTTGATAGAGTTTAATTCTTTTCTGTACTCGCTGGCACTTTTCAGGCCGTAACCAAAAGCATCTTTAAGAGAGTTTTTTATTCTGTTGGCTTCGTTGTAGACCTGTATAAAACCATTGGCAAGCGATTGGAATGCCGTTAAAGCCCCCTGCACTGCGCTTAAAAGATCAACAGCTAATGCCCTAGCAAACGCTTCAACTCCGCCTTTAGCCTCAATAGACCTTTGCAGAAAGCCGGTAAACCTTTCAACTATCATTTCTATAGCTGGTGCAAAAGCCGCAACAGTTTGATCAGTAATCCCTTTAAAAAGGCTTTGCAGTTTAGTCAGGGAGTCAACGGTATCTTCTACCCCCTTCGCTGCACTGCCAGACATTGTTAGACCAAGCAGCCTAGCTTCGCCAAGCATTTCTTTTAAGCCGTCACCGCCTTGAGATAATACGTTTACTAACGCAGCACCTTCAGAGTCAAACAGTTTAAAAGCAAGCCTGAGCTTGTCTGACTCGCTTGCAACTCCAGAAAAGGCATCGGCAAGAACAACCATTCTCTTATCGAGAGGCATACGGTTAAGCTCTTGCGCGTTTATTCCTAGCTCTTTAATAGCAGCCTTCGCCTCGCCTGTCCCTGCTGCCGCTTCAGCGGTTCTGCGAGTAAACCTTTGCAGAGCCATATCCATTGTCTGCGTTGTAATGCCAGCAAGTTCAGCCGCATAACGTAAACCGCCAAGCGCCTCAGTGGTCGTGCCGATTTTGTCTGCTGTTTTCTTTAAGGAGTCTGTTGCTTTAAGGGAGCTGTTGACAAGATAGCCAAAGCCTGCCGCACCACCAATTGCAACCAGTGCGGTCTTCATGCTGAATACGGCAGAAGTGATCCCAGATAATGCGCTTGTTACGCCTTTGAATGCAGGCTTGGTCTTATCAAACGCTTTAATTACAATGCTTACATTTTCAGCCATTAGACTCACTCATTATCTGGAAGTAAGCCACCCATTCATAGAAATGGTTAAGTGGCATTTCTTCTGCTTCTTCAATTGTTATGTGCAGCCGATCAGCCAAAGATAATAAATTCATCCTCAACGGATCGGCCTTTAGTTTTTTGCAGCCACCTCGACCGATTCGATCTGGGCGAACATCTGATTAGCAATCTCAGAAATGACATTAGTCTCTTCACCCATCAGATCAATGCGATCTTCTGCTGAAGAAAACAATTTGCTGCCACCTTCATCTTCTGCTTTCATGCAAATCAAATCCACCATTGCACCGACAGTGGTATTGCTTAGAAAGTCAGGGTGCTTCTTCTGCAACTGATCTAAGTCATAACAGGTAATTGGCCTGCAATACAACTTAAACGCTCCAGAATCGTCACCCCACTCAGGCACAACAACTTCCCGCGCCTCAACCTTTCGTCTACTGCGTAACTCTTTAGCTAATCCCATGGTTTAATCCCCTTATGCTGTAGCTTCGGTTACTGCTCCGTTGCATTGAATTGCAAAGCTCGCCTCAACCATGCCATCAAAAGATGCAGTGATTGATCGGCTAGTGACAATGCCGTTCCCAGAGAAATAAGTTTCGCCAGTGCCAGTGCCAGTAGGATAAAGCTCAAAATCAATTGAAGCACGCTCATCAAGGATAAGCTGTTGGGCATCTGCCTCATCCCAGTAAACATCCATCGACAAAGTGTTGGTCTTTAAACCTTCTTTATAGCTTCGAGCAGTATCGCCCATAACGCTATCTTCAATAGTGTCGGCTGAACCGTCAAAAGTGAACGAGCGAACTTCGCCCACAACAGCAACAGAACCACCTGCCGCCGCAATCTTTACTACTCCGCTTGAACCTGTAGTTGTTGCCATCTTACTTTCCTCATTAAAAAATTAAGTTGTGCCGCGAGTGTATTGATACAGCACGCGAACTGTCATTATAACCCCGCCAATGGGGTCGATTGAACCTTCATCAATCTCAATGCTTATTATCTGCGTATCTAGCGCATTACCTCCACGCTTCCTGTCTACATCAAGACCTTCTTCAATGGCTTCAATTATGTTGTTTCGAGCTGTGTCAATAACACCAGCTTTTACAAAACAAACTAACTCATAATTGATTGTCGCCATGCGCTGAGTTATTGAACCACCCAGACTAGAATCTTCTCTATCCTCACCAGCACTGCGAACCAATATAGCCGGATACTGCGCGTTGGATAGCTTGTTAAAATCAAACGGCTCGCGGGTGACGTACTTAATAACCACCGGCGATGTTACCGCTTGAAGCGTTGTTACGATGTTGTTTGCTATGTTTTCTCGAACACTCATTTCAACGCCCTAAAAAATACTTTGCCCAGTTGCTTTTCTTCTCGGCTATTAAAGCCAAAAAATGGCCGCGTCTTATCGTTCATCGCAGCCTTCTTAGACTCTGTAGCTCTGGCAAAAAATATCTCTGCTTGCCTATTGTTAGCTCTGGTAGTCATAGAGCCAAGCATCTGCCCTGTGAACTGCAAATCAGGAATAACCCCTCGACCATTCGCGGTTCTAAACGCGCTATACTTTGGGGAGTAATCGGGGAACATCCCCCCCTTATACCCTTGACCTTTAGCTGTTCGGTCTTCAATAATGTTTACGCCAGTCTGAGCCGTAACAGATAATGCCATCTTTACGCTGGCTGATAGCTCTTTGCCTTTCTTACCTAATCGCTTGGCAATGTCCTTAGCATTTGAGCCTACAGTTATATCCATTAGCGAATTAGCCTGCCGTGGTTAATCGGAGTCTTCTCGTCTCCCTCAATCGTGCCGCTGTTATCATCGTCATACTCAACGCCGTCTTGGAATACTGCCTCGATCTCTTCAGCGTATCTCGCTTTGTAAAAATCAATCATGCTTTGGAAGCGATCACCATCCACCCAGTTTGTAAGCTGGGGCAATGCGTACTTCCACAGAACCAAATAAACAGCGGTGCGAGTCCACTGTGAATCAGTTAAATAGTCGGGGTTTAATTCACCGGATATGCCTCGCTTCTCCCACCACCTGTTTCGGATTTCACGCTCAATGTCTGCCTGAGCTTTTGGATGCTCATCGGCAAAAGAGGTAATTCCAAGGGTAAGAATGTCGGGTACGATGTCCGTCAAATCTGAGTCTGTTGAAAATGCCATTTTATACCTCAGTAAAAACCCACCCCCCGAAAGAGGTGGGTCTAGTCTTACTTAAAGTACAGAGTCAAAAGTCATCTTGACACCGTAGCTATCGTCCAGCTCGCCTACACCGTAAACGGCAGTAGCGTTCAACT